ATCATAACCTTGCCATCTTCATATCCAAGTCCGTTAATATGATTTTTTAATACACTAATTTTTGTTCTAATAGCAATTTTTACTTGACGAGTATAATCATTAACTTTCAATTTAATTGAAATTTTTGTAATTCCAGCATTTTTCTGATTTCCAAACAAAAAAACTAATGATGAATTTAACCACATAGATTCGCCACCTTTTGCTTTAATTCTTGGTTGTCCCATTGGATTATCAGGAAGTTCAACCCACGGCTGATTACAAATAACTAAAGTGTTTGTATATTTTTCATCCGTGCGCCTTGAGCCTGTTATTCTTTGATTTATCCCCATTCCAATTTTATCGGCTAATACGGCAGCATTATGTTGTTTGCCACCCTTACCTTCAAATGTCATTTTACATGGAACAGAACCCACAGAATCCCATAAAAAACACAAATCATATTCGATTTCTCCTTTTGATTGGGCGGTAATCAAATCATTTATAAAATCAGTAATTTGTTCGATATATTTAAAATCATTTCGAAATATAAAAAATCCATCCCATTCTGATGCTCCTGTCTTCTCATCAATATGTTTTTCACATTCTAATCCCATGAGATTTGCATGATCAAATGTCCATTTTTGCTCTGTAATAATAAGAACCGGTAAAATACCTTTTTTCTGTGCATCAATAGCGGTTTTAATTAACGCGGCCGTTTTTCCCGTATCACTATGACCAAGAAACATATTTATATGCCCCATTGCGGGTCCTGGAATACCACAAGCATTTAACCAAGCATCACCTAAATCAAAAAACCTATCTGGCTTAAAAGATGCTTCTTGTGAATATTTCTTTTTAATTGCTGAAAAATCTGTTTTTTTAATTGCCATTTTTTAACATATTTAATTTGAATTCAAGCTCATTTATTATATCTTCAAGAATATTCTGTTTATATAATATCAAATACTCTTTATATCGGTCATAAGACATTTGATGTACCGCTTGATGTAACAAACCGTTATCATCAATTTCAAAAAGTCTTATTTCTATTTCTTTCATTTTTTATATCATTTTAACTGGGCATACTTTCCCAAATTGTTTAAAAATTTCAACAAATTTTTGTGTATTTGAACCAAAATATGCAATTACCTGACCTTGTAATGATGATCCAGTTGATTGCCCATGAATATCAAGAAATTTAATTCTAGTTCTTACATAACAAATCGCATCACAATAACCATATATATAATCTTGAAACCATCTAGTTTCGGTTGCATTATTAACTAAAACACAAGCTTGATTTATGTTGGGTAATTCTTCAATAAGTTTTTTCGTAAAATCAACAACCAATGAATTGTTATACGGCGGATTCATCCATATATTTCCGAACCATGGATGAACAAGTCCACTATCTTCTTTAGTATATATTGTTTTAGCTTGAATAACCTTGTTACCGATTTCTGATGAAGCAGGATCCAAATCAATAGATCCCATAACTTCTCTTGCCGCTTCAATAAATTTTGGTGGTGTATGCCATTCATATTTACCGCTATTATTACTAACATGAACAGTCGCTTTCTTATATGCCTCAATTAGTGATATTTTTCCCGATAAAAATTCTTCTTTAATTTTATCACTCGCCTTTTCTTTAATTTTTTTTACTTTTTTTATATCTGATAAGCTAGTTTCGGGGCATAATAACCCATCTAACATAACATCATACATTTCTGAAAAATTACCCATAATGTTTTTAATAAATTGAAAAAAATGCCCATGTCGCCAAACATGGGCATTGCGTTAATACTAAAAAGGTAGCTCTTCTTCTTCTACTGGTTCCTCATTTGCTTGTGGATCTTCAGTTTCAGTCACAGAAGATGGCACACCACCAATTGTCATTTCTGTTTCTGAACTTGAAACCCATTTTTTACTGTCAGGATCCCATTTTGGGGTCTCGCCATTAGCAACCATATCAAGATATTCTTCTGTCTTCTTAGTATAAACATCAGACCATACTAACTCATCATTAATCCATTTCTTTGCTTGTTCTTCATCAGAACTTAAAGGCGTTGGATCTTCGGGAAGAACTGTGCTTACTTGTGTATAATCCCTTCCTGTTCCTGATTTTGTGAGAGTTAAAGTTAATGCTAAATCCCTACCTTTTAACGGGTCGGTTATATCACCATTTTTACGAAAAATTGGAAAAATTTTATCAATAATGCCCTCTTGTTTTGCATTATGTTTAAACCTCCAAAATTTTGGACCATCTTGTTCGTGCTCCCTATCAATAACTTTTACTATATAATACCTGCGCGAACGATAAGTTTTCGCCAGCTCCTTATCTGATTCTACCTTTGTGGCCATCAGACTGTCATAAACTTCATTTAGTGGTGATCTCTTACCTTCTTGTGCCGGATCATATAGTTTAATCCATTTTCCGTCAACCTGTACTTCGTGAAATTTTACCTCAATAAATGGTGAAGAACCATCTTTTGTTGGTAAAATACGAATTCTTCTTTCCTGATCAGTAACACCCTTCGGTAATACTGTCGTAAAATACTTTTTCATTCTTTCCTCTTGAGAGGCAAATTTGCTGCCGCTTGCGGCCTGTTTGTTTCTTTCGTACTGTGCTTGTACTGCTTCAAATGTTCCCATAGTTTAAAAATTTAATAGTTTATAAAAAAGTTTAATAAACAAAATATAAATAAAAAAAACATAAATACCAAATAATCTTTAAATATTTTTTTTCTTAATAAAATATAGGTAAAAAAAACCTGATTTCAAAATCAGGTTTCATTTTTTTTTGTTATAAATGTAAAATATTAAAACATATAATCATTTTCCTGTGCTTTCGGATTAAATGATTTCATAATATCATATTTTCCATAATTTTCCACATCCCCTTTGGTTAAAACATATTCATTTTTACCTGAATTTTGCATCTCTTTTTGTTTCTCAGCAAAAAATTCGTTGGGCTTTTTATTAAAAGGATATGAATCCAACGATCTCATTTCAAGTTTTTCCATTGGTGTTGGCGGCTTACTTTGTTCTATTTCGCTTCCTAATTGGTCAATTCTTGCTAAAATTTCATCCATTTCAGATAATTTGGACTCTAATTCAGTTAATTTATTAAAAACATCATCCATTTTTTGTGTTACGCCGGTATTGTTTTGATTTTGTGTGTCATCAAGTTGTTTTTTAATACTTTTTGTCATATTAACCAAATCAGTAATATCAATTTCCTCAGTTGTATCATCTTCATGTGCTGTATCTGC